AGATGCAAAGACTTTTGTTGAGTCTCCAGACTTTCTTGGGCAGCCACCACTATCAGATATTCAATATCAAATCGTAGAGGCTATGAGCCAAGTTTATCGTGAATTAGATTTACAAGAACTAATGGGTGATGATGAAGGTTCAAAATATTATAAAAAATATACTAAGAATGAGGTTATTCTGCAACTTGGCAAGGGATCTGGAAAAGACTTTGTATCAACAGTAGCATGTGCATATGTAGTATATAAACTATTATGCCTTAAAGATCCAGCAGTTTACTATGGCAAACCTGCAGGCGATGCTATAGATATTATCAATGTGGCTATTAACGCTCAGCAAGCAAAGAATGTTTTCTTCAAAGGTTTTAAGACAAAGATTGAAAAGTCACCATGGTTTGCAGGTAAATATAACCCAAAGGCAGATTCAATAGAATTTGATAAAGCAATAACGGTATATTCTGGACACTCAGAAAGAGAATCTCATGAGGGTTTGAACTTATTTATGGCAGTACTTGATGAGATTTCTGGCTTTGCATCAGAAGTAGGTACTGGTAATGAACAAGGTAAGACTGCAGAAAATATTTATAAGGCATTTCGTGGTACTGTAGATTCTCGTTTTCCAGATCTAGGAAAGGTAGCACTTCTTTCATTTCCACGCTATCAAGGTGACTTTATATCACAAAGATATGAGTCTGTTATTGCAGAGAAAGAAACAATAGAACGCAAACATAATTTTATTATTAATGAAGACTTGCCACATGATGATCCAGCAAATCAATTTGAAATTTCTTGGGAAGAAGATGAGATTATTTCTTATAAGATTCCAAAGGTATTAGCATTTAAAAGACCAACTTGGGAAGTAAATCCAACAAGAAAGATTGATGATTTTAAGATTGCATTTTATACAGACCTTGCTGATGCCATGATGCGTTTTGCATGCATGCCTACATACGCTTCTGATGCTTTTTTTAAGGATAGAGCAAAGTTAGAAAAGGTAATGACATTAAGAAACCCATTAGATCATTTTAGAAGGTTTGATGAATCCTTTAAACCAGATCCAGAAAAAACATATTTTCTACATGCTGACCTTGCACAAAAACATGACAAGTGCGCTATTGCTATTGCACATGTTGATAGATGGGTAAATATTCAAGTAATTAAGGATTACGAGCAGGTTGCACCAATTGTTATTGTTGATGCAGTAGCATGGTGGGAACCAAAGGCTGAAGGACCAGTAAATCTATCTGAAGTTAAACAGTGGATTATGAACTTGCGTAGACAAGGTTTTAATATTGGCATGGTTTCATTTGACCGATGGCAGTCATTTGATATTCAAAATGAACTACAGGCAGTTGGAATGAGAACTGAGACTGTTTCTGTTGCAAAAAAACACTACGAAGATTTAGCAATGATGATTTATGAGGAGAGAGTGGCTTTGCCAATGATCCCTTTATTGCTAGAAGAAATGTCTGAGTTGAAGATCATGAAGGGTAATCGTGTTGATCACCCCCGTAAAAAATCTAAGGACTTGGCAGATGCTGTATCTGGTGCGGTATTTGGAGCAATTTCCCATACCCCAAAGAATACTAATCTAGAGATTGATATCCATACATGGTCATCTTCCTCCGCTCAACTTGCAGAGAAGAAGGCAAGTATGATAGAATTAGAACCTAGAGAAATGACGGATGATGTTCGTGATTTCCTAGACAAATTCAATTTACTATAAACAAACAAGGAGCAAAATGAATTCATTTAAGAAAATTGCCCTAGGTCTTGCTGCAGCGATGACCTTTGGCGTTATGTCAGCACTTCCGACAAGTGCTGCTGTAATTGGTCCACAGTTGTCGATTGATTCTGCAACAGATTCAATCACTGCTGGCGAGACTGCAACAGCGGTAATCACATTGTCGTTTATTTCAGAAACAGCAGCAGATACAGCAACAGTGCTTTCTGCTATGTTCTCACAACCAACAGGTGCAGCAAAGAATGCTACACTCACACTTCTAGAAACAACAACTGCAACAGTAGCAATTGCTAACACAAATCTATCTGCAGATGTTAATTCAACTGTAAATACACCAGGATATGTAACTGCAAAGTTTACATTGTCTTTGGTTGCTCCATCAGTTGCTGGTACATATGAGGCACGAGTTATTACAACTAAGCCATCAACTGGACCATCAGTAGCATGGACAGTAACAGTAAAGGCTCCAGACCTAGTTCCGTCTGCAGCAACAACAACTTCTATTCTTAATGCAGGAGAAGTTACAACAGCAACAGCAGATGCATCAGTATATGCACCAAAGGCAGCATCAACAGATGCAGCAGCAGTGATCGTTGTTACACCTAAGAATTCAGTAGGTGGAAATGCAACAGAGTCAATTCTTGCAACTGTTTCAGGTGCAGGACTTATTGGTTATGGTACAAATGCTACAACCATTTCTGCAACTGGTCGTGCACTTGTTATTCCTAATGGAAACTACATTGGTGTTTTTGCTGACGGAACAGCAGGAGTTGGAACAATTACTCTTACAACACTTACAGGTACAGTACTTGCAACAGAGCAGGTAACATTCTACGGAGATATTGCTACAATCGTTGCAACTCCAGTTAAGTCTGTTATTGCAGTTGGTGCAAATACAACTACAATTAAGGCTGTAGCAAAGGATGCTTCTGGCGTAACAGTTGGAGCAGGAACTTTGAATGCCTACTCAAGCGATATCACTGTAGTATCTGATTCAGGTACAGCAGCAACAATCGTAGATGGTGAAGCACTATTTACAATCACTGGTGTTAAGGCTGGTGGAGTTGCAGTTACAGTCAAGAACTCAACAGGAACAATTGCATCTGCTCCAGTATCTACTCGTGTAGAGGCAGCAGCAGCAACTGTTAAGTTGTCATTTGATAAGGCTGAATATCTTCCAGGCGAAGCAGCAACAATCAAGGTGCAGGTTCTTGATGCAGCAGGTCTTCCAGTATCTGGTAAGACACATGCTAACCTATTTGCAACAGGTGGAATTGTTTCTACATATGCATTTGGTTCAGGATCAGATGTTCTTACAGCAACATCAATCACAACTGATACAGAAACAGTAAAGTCATACAAGGTATTTATGCCATTGACAGAGAATACTGTAACTATTACTGCAACTGGTGGTACTTCACTTCCTGTAGCAGGACAGGTTGCCGTAACAGCAACAGCAGTTGTATCTAATACTGCTGCAAAGGCTGCTACAAAGGCTTCTGAAGATGCAGCAAAGGCTGCTAATGCAGCAACAGAGGCTGCTCTTGCTGCTGCTAAGGCAGCAGACGATGCAACTATCGCTGCTCAGAATGCATCAGATGCAGTTGCTAAGTTGTCTGCAAGTGTTTCAGCAATGATCACTTCTCTTAAGAAGCAGATTACTTCACTTACCGCTTTGGTCGTAAAGATTCAGAAGAAGGTAAACGCTTAATAAGCCAACAACTAAGGGGGTTAGCCAAGTGCTAGCCCTCTTTTTTGTACCTAAAAAATGATATAATAGGGTTATTAAACATCGGAAAGGATGTGCCCCCTATCAAAAATCTCCTACTAAAAAGTGGGTTGGTTGCTCTTTTGGTGGGAATTTGGTTTATCTTATGTCCAACTGATGCTGCCCATGCAGAAGAAATAACATCTCAAGTATCTTCATCAGACACCTCCACAGTTACTATCACCTCTGGATCAACACTAACAATTGAAAATGCAACAGCCACAATAGAGGTAGCGCAGGCTACAATTGCTCAGGCTGAAACAACCACGGCAGTTATAACAAGCCAAGCAACAGCCATTACAAGCCCTACAGAGACCATTACAGCCACTATCACACAGGCACAGGACTCAATAGTACAGGCTCAGACAGTAGTAGATAGTGCTACTGTGGCTGTCAATAATGTTATTTCTGTTCAAAATTCTCTTAATCAGGCGGTAGAAACAGAAACGGTACTAACTCAAATAGTAGCCACAGAATCAGCCACAGTCACAAGCCTAAGTGATAGTATGACAGTTCTTAATAGTCAAATAGATAGTCAAACAGCAATCGTTATTTCTGATAGCGCTACAGTAACTGCCCGTCAAGAAGATGTAACATTAATTCAGAATCAGATTAATCTTGAAAATCAAGGCAATCCTAACACAACTACTCTTCCACCAGATGATGACTGGTACTTCTTAATGACACTCCCATACGCATTAAAACTTGGAGATCAAACATATCAGAATGTATATGTAGGAACAAATGGAAATATATCATTTGGAAATGGTGTTAACTGGTATGGAGGTAATGTTCCACAGATTGATATTTTTTCAAGAGACTGGTGGACATATGGAGACAATGCAGCATATGTAAGATACTACACTGACATAAATTCTCTTTTGGTAACTTGGTATGTTCAACCTTATGGACAATTAAATCAACCTAAAACAACTTTAACTTTTAATGCTGATGTTAACCCAACAGATGGATCCTGGAAAGCAGACATTACTGGATCTGGCCCTAACTTACAGGGTACAACTAGCCAAGTAATTCAAAGTAACAATAATGTCACTACTACAACTCCAATTACTTATACAAATAATAATGAAGTTTATTCTGCACATTTAGATATAACTGGATATACACCTTATGTTGCACCAGCACCGAATACAAACTTACAAGAATCATTGTCTACAGCACAAGCAAATCTAACTTCTGCTCAAAATATCTTATCACAGGCACAGGCTATCTTAACTGGTTTAATTGCTGATAAGACAGCATTGCAAAGTGATATTAATTTAGCACAGGCTGCACTATTTACTGCACAAAGTAATTTAAATTTAGCAAAAGCAGATGTTACATATTGGCAAAACCAACTATCTACTGCACAAACAACTTTAAATAATGCTATCTCTGATCTTAATACAGCAACAACAAATATGACAAGTGATGTTAATGCTGCACAGTCTATTGTTTCAAATACTCTTGCAGAAGAAGAAGCAGCAAGACAAAGAGCAGCAGCAGAAGAGTCAGCAAGACAAGCATCAATCGCTGCAGCAAATGCTAGAGCAGCAGAGGCTGCATCTATAAAGGCACAAGCAGAAGCAGCAGCAGCACAGGCTGCAGCAGCACAGGCACAAGCAGAAGCACTTGCAGCAGCAGAAGCAGCAGCGCAAGCAGAGGCTGAGGCTCAGGCTGCACAAGAGGCTCAAGCAAAGGCTGCTGAAGAGGCAAAAGCAGCAGAAGAGGCAGCAGCCAAAGCAGAGGCAGAAGCAAAGGCTACAGAGGAAGCAAATGCAAAGGCTGAGGCTGAAAAGGCAGCAGCAGAAGCGGAGGCTAAGGCACAAGCAGAAGCAGACGCTAAAGCAGAAGCAGAGGCTAAAGCAGAAGAGGCAAAGGCTGCAAAAGCAGAAGCAGATGCAAAAGAACAAGCAGCAAAAGATGCTAAAGCAGAGGCAGATGCCAAAGCAGCAGAAGCCAAGGCAGCAGAACAAGCACTTGAAGATGCTAAAAAGGCAACGGAATCTGGTAAAGAATTAACTAAGGAAGAAGTAAAAGAAGTGGTATCAGCATTAGTTGCAAACTTAAAGCCAGGGGAATCTATCTCTGCAGCAGAAATTAAATCTTCTGGAGTAGCATTTGCAGATCTTCCACCATCAACACCAGTTGAATTACGTACAGATGAAAATGGAAATGCACTTATTATTACAGCAGAGACAGCAGCAAAGGTTGAACTTGTACAAGATCCAGGAGCATTATTGGCAACAGCATTCACTGATCCTGGAGCAGCACTTGCAGCATTTGGAAGTATTGGAGCAGATATGACTCCAGCAGAAAGAGAAGAGGCAACCAATATGGTTGTAGCCACAGTTGTAGCAACAGGAGCAGCACTTAATGCAGTTGGCCTTGCTACAGGAGGCGGAGCCCCAGCAGGTGGTGGCTCAACAGGAGGTTCATCTGGAGGAACAAATTCAGGTGCATCAAGGAGGAATGAAAGATGGTAAGACTAATAAAAAATATAATCAATGACCTATTGGAACAGGCATGGACTCTCCTTGGAATGTTTATTGCTTGGGTGGTTCTTGATGGCAGTGCCAAGGTAGTTGTTGGATATGGAATTATCATAACAACGGCAATTTGGATTTTAAGTAGTCCAATTAGACATAAGGATGATGAATAATGAAAGATAAAGTAATTTATACATTATCAATAATGGTTGGTATAGCAATCATTGTAGCAATTGTTGGTGATTACGTAACAGCAGCAATTGAAACTATGAATACTGGAGAACCACAAGAAGTATCTGCAGAAGTAATGACATTAGTACAAACAGCACTTGGTGGGCTTATCGGTATTATCGGTGGGTACTTTGGTGCAAAAGCAAATAATAAAGATAAGGAGGAATAACATGAACAGTGTATCAAACATTTGGAATATTTTGATGCGTATTGTTGCAGTATTTGCAGCAAACGCTCTAGCAGTAATTGGTGCTGGAGCAATCGCAGGGATCTCAGTAGCAAAGGCTATGACAGTTGCTGGACTCAGTGCAGTAGCAGTTGTTGTTGAGAAGTTGGCTCGTGCATTTATGGATGACGGCAAACTTACAAGAGATGAAATCAATGCAGCATTTTCTACCACAGATAAAAACGCAGTAACAGTGCAGGATATGGAAGTAGAAACACGCAGAAAAAAATCAAAGATAGCATAATTAAACATATTTAACTATGTTTGACGGCCCCTTCCAAGGGATGGTATACTTAATATATCTGTTTTGGGAGGGGTTTCTGCATGACTTGTATTGCAGTAGTTCGTGATGAAGTAAATAATAAAATCTTCATGGCTGGAGATCGTGGTGCATCTGATGATGGGACTATTCTAGCACTTGATGCCCCAAAGGTTTGGAAGATTGGTCCATATCTGATTGGATATGCTGGATCAATGGATGGGGAAAGAATTAGATACAACTTTCATCCTACTGCCCCAAATATTAAAGATACGGATAAGTTTATGCAAACAAAGTTTGTAAAAGAACTTCGTGAATTCTATAATGACTTTTGGGTTGATACATCAAAAGATGGAGACTTGGGTTTAATTATTTGTGTTCGTGGACAAATATACGAGCATAGTTCTGCAGATATGTCTTTATCTAAATATACATTACCATACCTTGCTATGGGGTCAGGTGCGGAGTATGCTTATGGATCATTACATGCCACAGATAAACAAAAAAATGCTAGAAATCGTGTTGCTTTGGCGGTAAATGCAGCAATTAAATTTAGCCCATCATGCATGGGTCCAGTTGACATAGTAAGCCTTTAAAGATATACTTAATATATGATTAACGATGAAGATATGTTAGAGTTTGAAATATGGCTTAATAACGGAATTGATCGGGGCTGGGTAACAGAACCGTTCTGCAATACTCATGATGGCGATCCATACATGACAGAAGAAGAGCAAGAAGAGTGGGAAGCAGGGGGCGACCCATGTCAATACGTAATAAAACTAAAGGGGTAAAAATGAAAAAGGTGGCGTTAGCAGTAGCAGTAATTCTTGGATTTGTTGTAGTACAACCAGTTCAAGCAGCAGATAATAAGGCATTGGTAATTATTGATTCATATTTTGATTCACGGGTAGCAGGTCTTAACTTTTCTTGCATCGTGGTTGCAACTAAAACGGCTTGTACAGATGTTATTAAAAAATTCCCAACATCACTTAAAGATAATATCAATCATGGTGATGCAATGGTAGAGGTTGCAAAAAAGCAATCTACAGATGTAAAAATTATTGGCCTAAGATCTGCACCATCTCCATCAGATGATGTATTTGCTAAAAATTTGATTGAGGCATTACAGTGGATTGATTTAAACTCTTCTATTGTTGGCGCTGTATCTATTTCAAGGAATATGAATACTACTCCATCCTGTACTCCTAATTCAAAAAATACATCGGAGATTGCTATTGGTAATATTAAAGGCGTTGCAGCAGCAGATATTATCATTCGTCAACTTATTGTTAGTTTGAAATCAAAAAATATTCCAGTCTTTGCTTCAACAGGAAATGGAACTAAGATCGATTATCCAGCATGTATTACAGATACAGTTTCAGTAGGTACTGGAATGCTAAACTCTTCTGGAGCAATCGTTAGCGTTCATGCATTTGATGCCAATACAGATTACTTTGGTGCCTATGGTTCAAACTATAGTTCACCAGTTCTAGGTGTTATTCCTAATACAACATCATCTGCAACAGTAGCCGTAGCAACTCAGTATATCCTTAAGGGTATGCCTATAACTAAGGTTGTTACCGTTAATCCATAATATAGGTTTTGGTCTGTAGTTCAGTTGGTAGAACACTCGACTGTTAATCGAGATGTCGCAGGAT